TAACGCTGGTGGTTTGCCGGTCGGTGTGCTCGAGGTTGACGCAGACATTACCCGTGAAGAAGCCGACGCGTTGAAGGCGGGTTGGATTGCGAATAACGGCGGTAGGAATCGGACACCGGCGGTTTTGGCTAACGGCATCGCCTACAAACCGTTATCGTTCTCTGCACACGATCTTGAGTTGATTGACGGTCGCAAATACAGCGCGCAGCAGATTTGCACGTTGTTTGGTGTACCGCCGCACATGGTTGCCGTGTCGATGGACGGCACGAACATGACGTACAGCAACGTTACGCAGGATTCAATACAGTTTGTGCGGTTTACGTTGCGTCCGTGGCTATCCCGCATCGAGCAGGCGTTATCAACGTTGTTGCCGCGAGGCCAAAACGCCCGATTCATTCTTGATGACCTTTTACGTGCTGACACCGCTAGCCGGTACGCGGCTTACGAGGTGGGTTTACGTGCAGGATTTTTGACGGTTGATGAGGTTCGCCGGTTTGAAGATTTAACAGACGTAACAATGGAGAACACCGAAAATGTCTGAGTTAATTACACGCACCGTTGAAGTTGCCGGGTTTGAAATCCGCGACGATGACGACGGGCATCATCTTGTAGGGATTGTTGCGCCGTTCGGCGCGATCTACGACGCAGGTAGTTACCTTGAAAGGTTCTCACCGTCGGCGTTTGACAAAACGATTAGCGAACGTGGCACCAAAATTCCGTTGTTGGAGCAACACGCAACGGATCGTATGCCTATCGGCCGTGCAGTGAGTTGGGAAAAAACTAATGATGGACTTGTCGCAGATTTTTTGCTCGCTAACACTCATCGTGGCGATGAGGCACGCACACTCGCTATGGATGGTTTCGTGTCCGGCTTCAGTGTCGGTTTCATCCCGATCCGCACACAATCAACCGAGTTGGACGGCAAACCGTTACGTACCCGCACCGAAGCAAAACTAGATCATGTCGGTTTCGTGCGGAACCCTGCCTACAGCGAAGCGCAGCTAGTTTCGGTGCGGTCGTTCGACCCTGACGACGAACAGCAAGTACCACGTTTAGCGAAGTACCGGCATTTGATGAAAGAACTCGGCACCGATGTCTAGTTACGGTGCGGTCACTGTCACGGACACCGCAACAAAAATTATTGACGGCAACAACATTTATAGACCCGTGTTGTTAGAGATAACGGGTACTCACACGGTGTATGTTGGTGACAATAGTAGTGTCACGGCGGCTAACGGGTTGCCGATCATTAAACATCAGAGCGCAAACGAAATACGTTTATTGCCGGGGCAAGAGTTGTGGGGCGTATGCTCTGCGGGTCAAACCGAAGATTTAAGATATTTCACGCACACAGATTGATTGTGTGTAAACTGCGTTTAACTGTCGGAAGTTGCGCCGCGCTAGCACCCGGTTTCCACTGTCAAAAAATTAAACCCTTTTAACAGTTTGGAGAACAAACCCCATGAAGTTGCTAGATCAACTTGTTGCGGAGCGTGCCGAGATTTCTACCGCCGTTGAAGCGGTGTTGGATCGTGCCGCGGAAGAAACCCGTGACATCACCGAAACAGAAGATAAGAACCTTGCAGACCTGACGGAGCGCGCAAAAGCACTTGATGCCCGTATCGCTGATCTCCGCGAAATTCAGGTTTCACACCTCGAGGCCGCGAAACTGCGTGCCGAGGTTGCAGCTACCGAAGAAACAGAAGAGGCACCCGCCGTGAACCGTATCGATGTCAAGTCAGAACCATTGACGTATGAAGAGAGCGCACCGCACTCTTTCTTCCGTGACTCATACGCCGCAGAATTTTTGGGTGACGTTTCAGCGCAAGAGCGTCTGTCACGCCACACCAACGAGATGCGTCACGAACTTCGTGATTCCGGTTCAGGGAACTTCAGCGGGCTTGTCGTTCCGCAGTATCTCACCGGGCTTGCGGCACCGTTCCTGCGTGCCGGACGTAACACGATGGACGTTGCAAACAGCCTTCCGTTGCCTAACGACGGTTTGACGGTGAACGTTTCACGTATCACCACCGGATCGAGTGTTGCGGCGCAGGACGGCGACAACGGTGCAGTTACCGAAGCATCACCCGATGACACACTGTTGACCGTGAATGTTCGCACCTATGCGGGCATGGTCGATTGCAGCCGTCAGGCGTTGGAGCGTGGCACCGGCGTTGACGGTCTGCTCGCAAGCGATCTTGTGTCGGCCTACAACTCAAAGGTCAACGCAGATGTCATTAACGGTGACGGCACCTCAGGAACCCACCTCGGAATCCTGAACACCGCCGGTATCGGTGACGTTGACGTTGACGATGCATCACCAACCGCCTACGAAACCTTCCAAAAGGTTGTTAAGGCAATCGGCACCGTCACCGAGAACCGTTATCAGCAGCCCGATATTGTGATAATGCATCCAAGAAGGTGGGCGTACATTTCGGGTGGTCTCGATAGCAGCAACCGTCCGCTCGCAGGTGTCACCGTCGCAACATCACAAAACATTATTGCGCTCGGTAACCCCGGTGCATACGGTGTTGCCGCAGGCGAGATTGCCGGTGTTCCGGTTGTCGTTGATGCCGGTATCCCGACCAACCTCGGTGCAGGTTCCGACGAGGATCGCATTATCGTCGCCAACCGTGCCGATCTTGTGTTGATGGAGCAGGGCAACAGTCCGCTTATGCTTCGTTACGAGTCGGTCGGTTCAGGCACACTCACCACCCGCATGGTGGTTTACGGATACTCAGCGTTCACCGCTGGCCGTTACCCCGGCGGTATCTGCGTCATTCAGGGCACGTTGCTTAACGCGACACTCTGATAGATTCTCCCCCGTTCCCGTCGTTTGATCCTTTCAACGGGAACGGGGGACACCCCCACACACGGAGCGTTAACGATGGCTGACAAATATCTACAAAACCTGATCGATCAAGGGGCAGACCCGGTGCTAATCGCCAAGTTGGGCGGTTCGCCTGCACCGGCAGCTAGTCCCGAACCCGAAAAGCCCGCAAAGGCCGCTAAAAAGCCCGCTAAAGCCGCTAAAAAGAAGTAATGGCCTACACCACCCTCGCCTTAGTTAAATCGTCGTTAGGGATTCCTGACGCGGTGACATCAGAAGATACGGCGATCAATGCCGCTATTGGTGCCGCCGATGCGCTGATTGATAACTACACGGGGCGCACGTTTGAGGTTTCGGCAACATCGGTACGCACCTATGTTCCCCGCACGGCATCCATTTTGGATGTTGACGACATCGCGACCGCAACCGGCTTGGTTGTCAAAGTAGATAACGACCAAGACGGCACATATGAAACAACGCTAACGATCACCACCGACTACGTGTTAGACGGCAACGATGAGCCGTACCGCATGTTGACAAACGTCAATAACGGTTGGCCGTTGTCAATCTATGGCCGCCCAACGATCGAAGTTACGGCAAAGTTTGCGTACAGCGAAACACCGCCGGACAACATTAAACAGGCGGCGTTGCTGATGTCGTGCCGTTTGTATCAACGTAAAGCGTCACCGCTAGGTTTCCAAGCCGGTGCGGTGCCCGAGTTCGGGGCGGTTCGCATTTCACGCAACGACCCCGACGTAGCAGCACTTTTGCAAGGCGTAAAACTTTTAGGTGTTGCCTGATGTCTGATTACGGCACAATCAAAACAGCGTTAGCGACGCAGCTAAACACCTCAACACACGTTGAAATCGTTTACGACAACCCGCCTGATGTGCCGTTCACACCGTCCGCGATTGTGATACCCAGTGAACCCGCCGTGGAATATGGCGACGCTATGCAACGCGGGCTAGTGCAAATGTTTTTTAACGTCACGTTTCTAGTGCAACGTTTCGACATGGATCTAAACATCGCCCGACTAGATCCGTTGATTTACGGCACAGAAAGTGTCGATCAATTGTTGGCTAATGATCGCACGTTGGGTGGTGTGGTATCGTTCGCCCGTGCAACGTCTGCGGGTAATGTTGGCAACGTCGGCTACGGCGACGACATATATTTAGGTGTTGAATTTGAAATTGAAGTGATGGTGGAACCGTGAAATATAAAGTTACGAGTGCCCGGATGAAGGGCTACGAAAATGGTGATGTTGTCAACGCCGACGACCTTCAAGGTGTTAACATTGAGGCGTTGGTGGCTGCCGGTCACCTTAAAAAGCAATCAACCGCTACTAAGAAAGCCCAAACAGAGGAAGTAATCGAAAATGGCTAAGTTTGTTTACGATGATGTTTCCGTCACGATCAACAGCGTTGATCTTTCGGATCACGTACAGTCAGCAACTATTCAGGCAGACGTAACCGAGGTTGACGTTACCGCTATGGGTGATTCTTGGGATCAGTCGCTTGCGGGTCGCAAGAAGGCTTCCGGGTCAATCACGTTCTACCAAGACTTCGCAGCCGGAGAGGTCGATAGCACGATCTGGCCGCTCATCGGCTCGACGACGAACATAGAGATTCGGGCAACGTCAGATGCGGTGTCAGCAACGAACCCTGACTACGATGTCACCGGATGTGTTATCACCAGTTACGGCTCGATCAACGCCGGTACGTTTGGTGATGCAGCTATGGTGACCGTGAACTGGTCAGGCGGCACCCTCGCCCCCGCCACCTCATAGTTCTAACCCGTACACAATTTAGAAAGGATCACGAATGTTACCGTTCGTTATTGAAGTCACCGTTTCCGGTGGTGAACCCACAGAGTATGAAATCACGTTGCCTGCGTTGGTGGCGTGGGAAGATTTCCATACCGACATGACGTTTCGCGAATGGCAAACGAAGCAGACTTGGAAAGGTCTTGCGTATTTGGGGTTCTCCGCTATCAAGGTGACCGGAGCGACATTAAAGCCGTTCAAAGAATGGGTTAACACCGTTGATGAGGTGCGTCTAGTCCCAAAAGACGAGGGGTAGACGGCAGAGGCCGTGTCAGCACGTTTTGGGCGCGTGATGTTGCGGCGATGTCGTTGCGTACCGGGATTTCGCCTACCGATCTGATGGCTACGCCTACGCTAGTATTGCAAGAGATGCGGGCGATGTTGTTAGAAAGTCAAGAGTAGAGATGTCCAACCTCGAGATCAATAAACAGGTTTTTGGCACTCAGCAACGTGGGCAGGGTGTCGGGTTTGAGGTTGAAGGCATAAACAAATTACGGCGGGCGTTAATCAAACTTGACGCAGAGGCTAAAGAAGATTTTGCGCAGGCGGGTTTAGCTGCGTCAAAGATTGTTGTTCAAGAGGCGCAACGGTTGGTGCCTACACGGTCGGGCAAACTTAAACAATCAATCAAAAACCGTAAAGTTGTTTCGGGTGCGAAAGTGTACGCCGGTAAAAAGTCGGTGCCGTATGCCGGGGTTATTCATTTTGGGTGGGCAACAAGAAACATACGCCCTAACCCGTTCCTATATGATGCAGCAGACAATCGCGTTAACGAAGTGATGGACACCTACCTAGATCAGGTGTACGAAATTTGGAATAGGAACGTTTGATGGCCGGGAAAAAAGCGTCTATATCGATCAGCCTTCTTGCGGACGCTACGAAGGCTAAAGCGGGTTTTGCGGAAGCAGAGAAAGCGGCAGGCAAGTTTGATGTGCAGTTAGGCAACGTTGCCAAAACTGCCGCTAATGCGTTTGTCACAAAACAAGTTGTTGATTTTGGGCGTGCCGCAATCAACGAAGCATCAGATTTAGCGGAGTCCGCTAACGCTGTTGAAGTGGCGTTTGGTGACGCAGCCGACCGGATTCTTAAACTTGGCGAGAACGCGTCTACCGCTGTCGGTTTGTCGGCCACCGACTTTAACCAATTCGCCGTACAGTTCTCCGGGTTCGCGAAACAGTTAACTTCCGATGAGCAAGACATTGTAGATGTTACCGAAGAAATTAGCGGGCGTGTAGCCGACTTTGCGTCGGTGATGAACCTTGACGTTCCCGACGCAGCTAGCAAGTTTCAATCGGCGTTGTCGGGTTCCGCAGAAGTGTTACGCCCCTACGGTATTGATGTTTCAGATGCCGCTATCAAACAGCAGTTGTTAACGGATGGTTTGTGGGACGGTGAAGGCGCGTTAACTGAATCTGAAAAGGTGATGGGTCGCTATCGGGCGGTCATGGAACAGACCGAACAGATGGCAGGCGACTTCGCTAACACATCAGACGGTTTAGCGAACTCGCAACGCATCCTTAAAGCAGACATCGAGAACGCTAAGGCAACTATCGGTGAGGCAATGGTTCCGGCGTTGGAGTCGTTGATGGGTGTTGCCAAACCCGTGTTAGAGGCGTTCACGGCGTTACCTGAAGGCGTGCAACAATTCGGTGTGTTAAGTCTTGGTGCCGTTGGTGGAGCGAAGGCGTTTAGCGGTGCGATACAAGGTTTGGGCGGTAGCGCAGAGTTTGCTAACAAAATGGCGTTTGGATTGACCGGGACGCTAGGCGTGTTGTTGGTGCAGTTTGAAGCAATTCAAAAACATGAAGAGCGCGTTGCGGGCGGTGCCATGTCTATGGCTGACGCGTTAGAGCAGTCGGGCGGTGTGTTGGATGAACACGCCGAAAGTTTGTTACGCACCGAACTGTCTACCGGCGATCTTGGTGATGCTATCGAACTGTTAAACGTTGATTTGGATGACATGATTGCTGCCGCTAACGGTGATGCTGACGCTATCGACAGGGTGCGTGAAGCAACCGAGATGGCTACCCCGCAAGGTTTAGATCTTGGCTATGCGATCCGTGATCTTGTCGGGTTTATGTCTGACGAGGAAGAAGCGGCACGTTTGGTTCGTGACACGATGAAGGGCTACCGGGAAGAGGTAGAGCAAACGAAACGTGAACAAGGCCGGTTGAATGACACGTTTATGAATGGTCGGGCGCAGGCTGAAGGGTTGTTGTCGGCGTTAAGTCCGTTGGAAGCGGAACAGCGGCGTTTCAATGACATTATCGCGCAAGCGGAACTAGACGAGTTCAAAGATGATCTGTACGAAGCCGCCGGGGGCATGTCAGAGTTACGCAAAGAAACGTTTAAAACCGATACGGAGATGGAGCGTTTGTTTGGCCGGTTGCATGATGACCAAGCGGTAGCAGACTTTCTCGAGGATATTAACGATGCTAACGACGCGATGCGCGCGGCGGCTGAAGGGTCGGCAGAGTATGAACAAGCGGAACGGGATCGGTTGTTTGCGTTAGAGGATCTGATCGAAGCGCATAGTTTGTTGGATTCTGCGTTTGGTAAAGAATTGTTGCCGCTAGTGAACATGGGTGATGTTGATGCGCTTGAGGCAAAAATCTTGGAGATTTTGGGGTTGATCGGGACGATCGCCCCGAATATCCAGACCGCTATTGATGCGGGTAGTTTGGGTTTGGGTGTGATGGAAGCCGGAACTATCGCATATAAAGAGTCCACATATCAGGCGGGGCAAGCTGCGCGGGACGGCATGACAATTAACGTTAACCCGCCTGCGGGCACCAGCCCGGAAGAAATCGCTAACACGATTTATAGCGCGGCAGATGCGGGGGCGTTTAGTTCCGCTGTCCCGATGCCAACCACAAGCGGTTACAGGAACTAGCAATGGCAGATTTCCCCGGCTATACGATCCGTGTTAGACGCTACAACGAAGATTACGACGTAACGAACTACACGCAGGGTTTCTCTAGCACCGCAGATTTCACGTTTAATCGTCCCGCCCGGTTCCGTACAACAATGACGTTAACGAACAGCACGGGCGAGTTCACGCCGTCTGAGGGTGGCGGCACGGGCACGTTTAAAGATGTGTTGTGGTTCGAGTCGTATCTTGAAATCACGGTGTATGCCACTAGCACAACCATTTTTGAAGGGCTGATTTCAGATTTCGACATTGTTGATAACGGCGTTGAGTCAACGGTGACGATTAAGGCGGTTGATTGGATGACCGCAACCCGGTCAGACGTGTTTACTGTTGCGGAGGGTTCAAGCGTCTACTATCAAACCCCGGCATCACATTTGTATTCG